TGCCCGCTGCGTTGCATCCGAATCCCATACACATGGTTAAAGCCTGTTTGCCGCAGGCATGGCAGCTCTTAAAGGGTTTATCCAGATTATAGGCAATCCTGGGAAGATAACCCGAGTCCTCCAGCAGGGTAAACAGAGGAAAGAAAATAGCCATGGGCGGCAGCATCACCGAGACAACCCAGGCCAGGACCCGGTAGACTCCCAAAATCAGCAGACCGTGAAGCCATGGGGGAGCGCCCACAGCCAGGAAGGCTTTTGTGAGCTGGTCCTGGAGGCGGAACAGGGCGTCCGCCAGCATCTGGGAGGGGTAATTGGCGCCTGTGATGGTCAGCCAGAATACCACGGCCAGCATTCCGATCATGACGGGATAACCTGTGAAACGGCTGGTCAGAATCTTATCCAGCTTCCGGTCACCTTCATTGTATCCGGTTTTGTGGAACTGGACCGTATCACGGCATATTTTCTCTGCCGATGCCACCAGGGCAGCCACGATGCGGTCCTTTAGGATTTCATTGGTAATGCCGTATTTGGCCAGATGCTCCCTGGCCTGTGACAGGGCAAGGCTTATCTCAGGCATTTCCAGTATGTCCTCATCCAGATATTCCCTTAATTCCTTCATTAGGGACGGGTCGCTGTCCAGAAGCTTTAAGGTGAGCCAGCGGGAATTGACCTTTCCCTCCACCCTGCCCTTTACGGCAGGCTCTGCCATGGCGATGGCCTGTTCAATAATGGGGGAATACTCCACCTGGTAGGGGGAGGCTGTTTGGGTACCTTCCACCAGGTCATCCAACTGTTTCATCAGCTGGTCAAGGCTTTGCTTTTTTCTGGCAATGGTGCCGGCCACGGGTACTCCCAGCTTTTCCGACAGACTTTTAAGGTCAATGGTAATATTCTTGCGTGCGGCTTCGTCCATCAGGTTCACACATACCAGGACGCGGTCCGATATTTCCATGGTCTGAAGCACCAGGTTCAGGTTGCGCTCCAGACAGGTGGCATCGCAAACCACCACAATCCCGTCGCTTCCGCCAAAGCAGATGAAGTTGCGGGCCACTTCCTCCTCCGTGGAGTGGGCCATGAGGGAGTAGGTGCCGGGGATATCTACCAGCACGTAGCTGTGTTCTCTTGTCTTACAGTAGCCCTGGGCATTGGTCACGGTTTTTCCCGGCCAGTTTCCTGTCGGTTACAATGTATTAGAGGTAAAACAAAATTATAAAGGCATTATCTTATATTTCCTATGGCGATTCACGCTTTTGGGTACCTGTATTTCTTTGATAATGGAACGCCAGAACAGGCGCTTCTCTTCGTTACTAAAATCTTTGTACAAGATGTTAAAATCATTATCTAAAAGGTGCTTCAGCTCAATTAGATTCTTTTTGGGTTCTTCTATGTCCGGTATTTGCTCAAGCTGGGCTTCCAGGGCCTCCCGGTCCAGTTTGTATTCATCAAGTGTTATAAGCTCATTCAAGAACAGCTCCTTCAGCCGATCCAGCTTTCTACGAATCTTATTCTTTTTGGCACGGTTATCAATGATGGCCTGGCCGGATGCATCATAGTCGGCTATATACTTATCAATTTCTTCGCCAATATGCTCCAGCAGATATTCCTCAATTCTTGATTCACGAATTTCTCCTCCGTTATTACATCTATGATAAGCCCCATATTGCTTGCACTCATATGCGGGGTATCGATATCGGTACACTTCCCCCTTCTTTTTGACAACAACATTAATATGGCATCCAGACATTTTATAACCACACTCTGAGCATACAAGCAGACCTGTAAAAATATATGGATACTTCTGACTGACACGGACATTGCGCTTCTCATCAAGGAGCTTCTGCGCCTGCGCAAACATTTCGTCGGATATAAGCCGGGGACAGTAATTCTCCACGCCCCTGTACCGGCCGGTCAATTTTTCGTTGCGCAGATATGAGTTTCTAAAGTTTTGCAGAGTCATGGTAATGCCATGGGTCTGCTGCATATACTTGATGGTTTTACCCATTGATTGAGTCCGAAGAAAAAAGGCTATGCTGTCATACATAGCGGGAGCCTCATCTGATAGGACCAGATGTTTATCCTGAATACAATACCCACGCAATACTTTGCCTGTTATGACTTCGCCATGCTGTACCTTGGTTTTAAATACGTCCTTCACACGCTGGCCGCCGTTCTGAGCCTCCAGCTCCGCCCATGTCATGGATTGCGCCACAAAAGCCCGGCCGTAGGGCGTTGATGTGTCAAAATAGGGCTGGTCTATGGCGGTCCAACTGACATCATTCTTATCAAGGACGGCCTGCGTATTAAGATAATGCCTTAGGTTTCGAAACCATCGGTCCAACTTGGTGAATATGATGAGATCGACTTTGTGGTCCTTTACGCTCTGGAGGAGGCGCTGGAAATCATCCCTTTTTAGCTTCTGACCAGATATACCATCATCAATGTATGTATCCTGCAGAGCCATGTTCTCATGGTCAGCAATATACTTTTCACATCGCTCTTTTTGGTCGCGGATGGAATCACCCGAATTCGCCTGTTCTTCTGAGGATACACGGATGTAAAGCGCTACCCTTAATAAATTATTTTTCATTTAATCATCTCCTATCTAAACATATGAAAAAAAGAGTAAAATTAATACGCCCCTTGCCAAGGACGCATCAGAAATGATATAATTTGCTTGCGAGACAGATTATATCAATCAAGGAAGCTCGGTAAGAGAATCTACGTGAAAGCCGTTCTGTGTTGGAAGCACTGGACGGCTTTCGCCATTTACTAAATATTGTTACAGTTAATTAAGGTTTTCAATGGCATAATCCGCCTCTTCTTGAGTGAACTTTTCGCCATATTCAGATGCAAGCTGGTCCTTGATTGCTGCTGGAGACATATTCATGGTATCCTGATAGTCTTTTGCTTTTACCAGTGCATTTGCCTTCCAGTCAGCATTCACATTATCGACGGCATACTGTGCTTCTTCCGGTGTGAACTGTTCGCCATACTCAGAGGTAAGCTGGTCATAAACCCCCTGCTTGGACATATGCATTGTTTCACTATAGTCCTGGGCTTTTTTTAAGGCGTTATCATTCCAATCAGCCGTCATATTATCAACGGCATACTGAGCAGCTTCCTCAGAGAATTTATCGCCGTATTCAGAGGTAAGCTGTTTAAAAATACCAATCTTAGACATGTGCATCATATCACTGTAAGATCCAGCCTTTTTAAGTGCCGACTTATATTCTGCTGGAATGCTATCATCTTCTACCGGAGCCTCCTCTTTAGCAGCCTCGGTTTCAACTGCGGTTTCTACCGCCGTCACAGTTGTCATCCCTGCTGGCGCTGTTGTTTCAATTGCTGCCGCAGCCGTTGTTTCAGATGGAGTGGAACTTCCTCCGCAAGCAGTAATCGCCACGGATGACAGTGCAGCCACCATGATTAATTTTGTCTTTCTCATATAACTATTCCTCCTATGGATATAATATTATTAAAAAGCCTACGGCTATTTAATTCTACATATTGAAACAGAACAAATGTTCTGATATAATAAAAAAGAACGTAAGTTCTGAATTGTTTCATCATCTAATGTAGATACTATCTGCGAGGTGATGAAATGGATGTTGAAATAATCTTTCATATCAAAGAGGTCAGGGAGGAAAAAAAGATAACCCTCCGGGAACTCTCTGAAAAATCAGGCATCAGCAAATCTGAGATAAACTTTATCGAAAACGGTCAGCGGGAGCCCACTCTGCATACCGTGTGCCTCCTTTCCCTGGCATTAGGCGTGCGGCCCGAAAAACTGTTTACAGTGAAGGTAAAACGTTGAATCCTGGACTTTGTCCACAATAGTGGACAAAACTACATATTTCGAGGAGTTTCAGCATCTATCACGTTCAAAGAGTAAAAATAGTCGTTATAACGGCTACAGGGAAAGGTGGTACATATTGTGAATATTGATGACTGCAAAAACGAAATTTACAAACTGGTTGATGAAATCACATGCTATGATTTCATAGTCCAAATACTGACGGTAGTCAGAGTCTTACATAATATGTGGAAGAGGGATGAGTAATCATTCCTCTTTTTTTAACATCTGCACCACCAACTCAATAGCATCATCAATAATCTTTTTATTTTCCGGGGATAAGCGTCCATATTTTATGATGGCTTCTTTAATCCTATCGTTTGCTCCATTCCCTATCAATGTGGCATATGCCATATACTCATCGTTAGGAAATTCCTTTTTAAACATATTCTCGTCTCCACCCTGGCCAGTACGCAACCAGGATTCATTGACCAAGAATTTCTGGCAAATATCCTCTATTAATCGGTCACTAGGAGTACTTTCATTTTTATTTAGAATTTTCCATACATAAGCCGGGGTTACGTTTATTTTTCTGGCAAAATCTGACTGAGACATATTTAGAGTATCAAAAATTTTTTTAATTCTTTCATTTATTGTCTCCATTTTCCCATTCCCTCCTTTCTGACTTAAATCATACAACAAATATTACTCAAAGTCAATAAAAGTTTAAACTGAGTTTAAAAATGCTGTTGACATTTAAACTAAGTAGTGATATATTTAAACCAAGTTAAAAACAGGGAGGTGAGAAGGATGCTGTTAACAGAAGATTTGAAAATAGACATGAAAAGAACAACAGAACAGCTTAAGGACCTGGACGAAATTAGCCAGATTATCATCTGTAGCAAAATAGAAGCATTGTATGAGCGACAGATGATTGATGAGCAGAGGGAGAATGGCCCACGAAAAGCCGGATAGTATATAGCGGCACATTGGAAACCAAATAGGAAGAGAGGCGAGAAAAATGTGGATATCAAGGAAAAAGTGGATGGTTATGGAGAAAAAAATATCCGACCTTGAACTTGCACTTCAAGGCCAGATATGTATGACAAATCTAAATCATGAGTTCTGTAAAAGTGTTGCTAATAAAAATAAGATGTCATTTAGTTCCTATCAACAACTGTACAGCCCATCCTCCGATAGCGATGAGAAGGTCAGAATGCTTTTTGATAAGATTCGAGAACTTGGATAAAGCGCCTTCAACCAATATTGGATGATTAGATTCAGTGGTATCTTTTAAAATCGTGAGGAGTTCATTGGCCTCTGTTTGTTCTGTTGGAGAAAGTTTTTCAATAATAGCTTCAATGTCAGATAAATTAGAACCAATGTTAAATACGACATTAGCTTGACTTCCAATAGCGGAATTCCCGTTGACAGAGTGAATATTGATAGTAGTTGAATTGTTGTTTACGTTTAGTTGTTGCTTATATTCAAGTTCCGTTTGGTACTTCACCATCCAGTCTACTGGCTGGCCGCCAACTATGATGGGGTGGGCATCTAAAACATAATAGCGTTGGTTTGTAGTAGTATCAATGAGCCAATCACCGTTTTTGATATCAACATTCTCAACAAGTTGGATAGTGCTCGGGTAGTTTTTTCCACAGAAGAATCCGCGGGAAGAGCAAATAACAGAATTGTCGCGCTCCACATCAAATTTAATAGTAGCTTCGTTTAGCAAAGATGATGGAATTGAAAATGGATTGAATGAAGACATAAAGTCACTCCTTTTTTGTTTATTTCAACCTGGAGGGGTTGTTAAGAAAATTGTATCACAGTGAGGGGATGATTACCAGCAGGAAAGCGTGAGGGACAACGTAAGAAGTACAACCAGTACCACATACAATCTACCAGAGAGGGGTGGTGAGATGAAAGAAAACGATGCATGTAAGATTGATATGCACAAGGCATTTACAGCCATTGCACAGATAATCGGAGCCCGTGAGCACGCCGACATCAAAGTAATTGCTGTAAAAAAACGGGAAAACAGTGCTAAGGAGGGGTCTGCCTAAAGGCAGCCCTGAAGGACAAGCCTTATAAATAATTCAGGAGAAAACAAAATGAAACGAAAGATTGAATTAGTCATCCCACTTGAGTATTGGGCAGGAGAATCAGACTGGCGCCTAGACCATGTTAGCCCAGACACAGTGGCTATTACCAATATCAGGGGAAAACAGTGGATACTGATGATTTGTGGCAGCAGGAGGCACAGATTGAGTTACGGATGGGTTATCCTGCTGCTGATGTGGGCAACTGGAATGACGATGGTAGCGGCAGCTGTCATCGCATATGTAATGATAGCCTTTTAGGAGGGACGACATGAAAAAAAGAAGAATCTTAACAATCGAATTGTCCGACGAGGATATGGAGCAGTTTTGCAAGAAGGCGGGAGGCGCGAGCCTGACAGCCGGCAAACTAATAGAAAACTTCATTGCAGACCTGATAGGCGGGGAAGGAACGAATGGTTCAGACGAACGGATGTATATAAACCAGTGGTTTAGCCGGTGCGGTTTCTCCGCGTTCTGGGACATGAGCTTCCTGGCCTGGCTGATTGACATGGAGCTGTTGGAGGATGCCACATACGAGTGGGAATCCATCCAACACATAAACAAAACGGAAGTCAAGGGCCAGGACGACCAGGAGGAGCTGGATGAACATTGGGACAACCTTAAATCCTGGTTTACTGAGTACAGAGATACCGGAGGGGAGTATAACGACCTGGAACGCGAGATGGAGAGGGCGATGGCCTGGAAACAGGAACATGACCATCTCATGGAAGGGGAAGGCGATGAAGAAGCAGGGCCGGAACCGGATGAACATTGACAATAAAAAATGCTCCTGAAGCCACTGCAATAGCTTCAGGAGCCGGTCCTCCACAGACCAAAACACTATGTATACATTATACCTGTGGATGATCCGAAAGTCAAGGATTATGGCGGTTTAAGACCGCTTTTACAACTTGTTAAGTTTATTATCTTTTGGACAAGCGGGAGAGGTATATGCCGTATTTTGAAAAAATAGCAACAGCAGGGATAACGGAAGCACACTATAGCTATCATGACAGGAGCAGGCCGGAGCCGGGGGCGGGGAAAAGGCGGAAACGGCAAAAGCCAACCCCAGAATCGCAGAGGAAGAATAATATCCGGAGGGCCATGCAAAGGCTCACACTGGATTTAAATGAGAACTTTGGGCCAGACTGCTGGTACATAACATGGAACTATGCCATAGAGAACCGCCCCAAGAATAAAGCGGAACTGATTTCGCAGATAACTAAAGTGCTACGGAAATTAAGAAACATATATCATCGGAAAGGCAAGATACTCAAATATGTATGGGTGCCGGAAGTGGGACCCAGGGGAGGGAGTCATATACATATCGTGGTCTCCCCCATAGATGTCAGACTGATAAAGGATGTATGGCCTTACGGTGGCCTGCATTTTGAACCTATGCGTAAGGACCGGAATTACCGCAAGTTGGCAGGGTATTTTATAGAATATTCAGAGCTGACTCAAAAGACCTATGGAGGAAAACAGGCTGGAAGATATAACCCCAGCAAGAATCTTGTACATGCGGAGATGAAAAAGCATCGGAAGCGGAAGAAAACCTTTAGTGCGGGCGAGATTGTAGTGCCTGAAGGATGGTATCTCGATAAAGGCAGCGTGGAGGAATGGGTAAATGATTTTGGGTATAAATACCTGTACTACCTCCTGGTAAAGCTTCCGGAACCGGAAAGGAGCAAGGGAAAGTGCAGGACGTGAACATCTACATAGAGACATCCTTCCATGGACCGGCCCGGAAGGACGGGGAATACATTTATCTCCTGGAATGCGTCAGGAATGGGGTGCCGGCCACCAGGGAGGGACGGGGAGCCATGGAGCGGGCCACAGAGAACCAGCTCGCCCTTACGGCCCTGGCAGAGGCCCTGAGCCGCCTGAACTGCCCGTGTGAGCTGCGGATATACACCACCTGTCAGCATATTATCAACGCAATGCAAAACAGCTGGGCCAGACAGTGGCAGAAAAACGAGTGGAGAAACGCCAAGGGAACACCCGTAAAGAACGCGGACCTTTGGGAAAAAATCCTTCAGGAGCTGGACCCGCACCGGTACCTGTTTACGGACGAACACCACGAATACAGGCAATGGATGCAGTCGGAATTTAGAAAGGGAAGATAACATGAAATCTCATCAGGAATCCCGGAAAGACCGAGTAAATACTGGGGGAAAGCCGGGGAACGACAAAGTGAAAGGCGGCATTGAACCGCTCGAAGTTGAGGCATTTAAACGCCGGATAAAAGAAGGAGACAGGCTGTACTGCTACAGGCCGCGCCGGAAGGGTGATGAGGAAATCATCCTGGAAAAGATGCCAGTCATTAAACCGTATGAACACATCGTCACCCTGGCTTTCCGTGGGCGCGCGGGGAATGCCTTTGAAACAAGCATGACATGGGGCGAGGCCATCCAGCTAAACCGTATGACACAAAAGCAGCTGGAGCGGGAAATACGGTCAATGCGGAAGGAAATGGGGATACCATGCCCCAACGGCAGCGACTCTGAGAAGGAAAAAGCCGGCCGCCGCCGGGTAAACAGGAGGGAATACGCGGGGAGAATTATGACATTCAGAAACGAAGGGATGACCTATGCGCAGATATCCAGCCTGGTGGGAATCTCCGCCAGTACGGTAAGAGAAATCTACATAGAGGAGGCGAAACGGAATGTTTGATAAATTTGGAGAATTTGACAGCGCGGATGAAATGAACCGGGCAGCAGCGGCGCAGAGGAAGGAAGGAGACAACGAGGCCATCCTTGCCATCGCGGAGGAAAACGGGATAGATAGGGAGGACGCCATAGACTTTATAGACGGCTGCGTGGCGGCCTTTGTGACCCCGCTCATGGCCGCCTACGGGAAACTGGACATCGAGGCAAAGGAAATGAAGCCGTATGAAATCATGGAGGACTGGCTGCAGTACATCAAGTTAAGGTGCGCGGAGGAACCGGAGATGGCCGTAGCCGTCAGGCGGAAAGGTAAGAGTCTGAAGGGCTGTATCGCCGCCCTGCTGGAATGGAGCATGAAAAACCAACGGCCGGTAGACAGCGAAATCCTAAAGGCGGTCAAAATCAATTACAAGGTAACGCTGGGGATACCCGGGATGGGCCGCGCCAAGAAAATCATCACAGAATATTATCTGGGAAAGGAGCAGTAAGATGCTTGCATACAAAGGATTCCATGCGGACCTGACCTGCACCTGCGGGAAAGGAACGTACCAATATGAATTAGGAAAAACCATCAGGGAGAGCAAATCCAAATGCCGGAATTCGGGCGCACACTGTGCCGAGGACCCGCTGGAGTGCCTGCGGTGGTATCCGCTGGGGTGCGGGAACCGGTATTTCCTGGTGGAGGCATCCGGGAGCCTGGATGAACTGGGAGGGGATGATACGCAACTGGCCTGCACGGAAATCACCCTTGTAAAGGAACTGTCCATCAAGGAGCTGGCCGGACATGCCATGATGTATATGGTCAAACACCCGCTGCGCAAGTGGGAGAAGGACATGGAGCTCTGCAGCGTCAGAAAGGACCGCGCAGAGGGCCAGGGAGAGGGAAGCATAGCGATTGCCAGGGGACCGCACCCAAGGGTAAAGGGAAAGGCGGGAAGCGTCCTGGGATTAATCCGGGAAGTGGACGGCGTGATTGAAGATGCGAAACTGTTCCGGGTAGAGGGAAACCTCAACCAGGGTACATGGTATACCCTGGTTGGAAGAGAACCGAAGGAGGCAGAGGGATGAAGCGGAGCAGCATATTAAAGATAGAGCCGGTGCGCCCGGTCCGGGAAGGCCGTGTATTGACGGCCCAGGCCATGGAGGAAATCCTGGTGCTGAATTACTGGGAGGACAAGGATCTGATTGGCCGGTACTGCATGGACACCAAAACAGGGGAATACGAGGCATATTATTCCAAAACCGGCACATGGAGGCAGACAAAGCTCCAGACGCTGTGCGGATATGATGCAGCGCATTACTGGTATTACAGCCTGGACGGAACCATAGAAATCAATTCGACGGCGGAGGAGAAACTGATAAAGAGCCTGCTCCCGGATAGATACGATACGATGGAGCCGCTGGGCCGTATCTGGAGAAAAGAGGACGAGTACAGCAGCAAACAGAGGGAGTCCAAAGAGAGCCGGCGCCTGGACCGAATAAGGAACCTCATGAACAAAATCCCTCCGTTCCCGGAAGATTTTGACGAATGGATTATCAAGACGGCGGCAGGCGGACAGGATTTTGCCTTTTATGACAAGGATTCTGAACAATGGAGCTGCACGGCCTGCGGAGGGACTGGGAACGCCGGGGAATTTAAGAGAGCGGACGGAAAGCAGGCAAGGCACAATGACCGGATAGCCTGCCCGCACTGCGGAAAAACCATACAGGCTAAAACACGCACCCATGCGATACAGCTCAAAACAAACGCCGCCGTCATGCAGGACATTGACAGCGACAAGAGCGTAGCGAGACATCTAAATATCAGAATCACATGGGCGGGAAAGAAGTGTAAGGTTGAAAAATCGGAATCTGTGCGCATTATCATGCTGCGAAACCACAAAAAACTTGCATGTGACATTTACTATAACCAATTTGACCGGGGATACGAATGGAATAGTCCATGGGACAACAAGGGCTGCTTTGACCATAAAAACCCGGCCAATCGAAGAATGACCGAGGAATACCTGTATCCGGAAGGGATTGAGGCTGCATTGGAGGGAACCTGCTATGAGGCATGGAAGAGGATATTCCACCAGCTGGCAGAGGCTGGAAAGAAACTGGACTATAACCGCCTGATGGCTACGCAAAGTGATAACGGTATGATACATGTGGTGGAGTATCTCTTTAAGGGCCGGTTTAACCGGATGCTGCAGGAGACGGCCAGTGAAATAAACCTATGGAACTGCGGGTACAACGGACCATTATATAAGGACGGAGAAACCATAGAAGAGGTATTCGGGATTTCAGACCGGCAGATAATCAACCGCATCCGTGAGTGCGATGGTGGGGAGGATACCCTGAGGTGGATGAGATGGTCCGAAAAAACAGGGACGAAGATTGACCGGGAAACAATGGAGTGGCTTACATCAGAGGGCGTGGGGACAATGAGCCTTGGATTCATCTGGGACCACATGACACTCAGACAGATTATGAATTACGTGAAACGCCAGCAGGCAGAGGGGTACGCAGGAAAAACCACCAGGGCAGTACTGGAACAGTGGGCGGATTACCTGAACATGTGCAAACAGATAAAGAAAAATATATCAGACGAGATGGTGTACCGGCCCAGAGAGCTGAAACGCCGTCACGACGAGGCGGTGGAGGAAATCCGGAAACAGAGAATGCTGGAGCAGCTGGAGAGGGACAAGGAGGCCAATGAAGAAGTGGCCAGGAAGATGGGAGAGAAGTATCCGGGGGCAGAAGCGGTCCTGGAGGAAATCCGGGACAAATATGAATACCAAAATGAGGATTACATGATGATTGTACCGCGGCGCCTGATTGACATTGCAGCAGAGGGAAATGCCCTGCATCACTGCGCAGGATCCAGCGAGAGATACTACGAGCGCATCATGCACAGGGAAACCTACATCTGCTTTCTGCGAAGGAGAACAGAACCGGAGGTGCCATACTACACCATCGAGGTGGAGCCGGGCGGAACCATCCGGCAGCACCGGTCTCATTTTGACGAGGAGCCGGGCATTGAAGAGATTAGAGGATTTTTGAGGGAATGGCAGAAGGTTATCCGGAAGCGCCTGACGGAGGAGGACCACAGACTGGCCAGAGAAAGCGAAATCAAGCGGCAGAAGAACATCGACGAACTGAAAGAAAAGAACAATACCAGGGTGTTAAAGGGCCTGGAGGAAGATTTTATGGAGGCCGTATAGATGGATGAAATATTAAAAAGCGGAACGTTTGCGAGCTACGAGACGTACAAGGAAGCATTCGACGCAGAGGTAAGGCGGACAGAATTAGGGTTCGTCCGGATCGGATACATGCTCCGGGTGGCAAAGGATACGGACATCCTGAAGGAATCCGGATACGCCACCATGGAGGAATTTGCCTGGAATGAGTACCGGCTGGACAAAAGCCAGACCTCGCGGTTTATAAAAATCAATCAAAGATTTTCTGTTGATGGATATTCGGACCAGCTCCAGGAGAGGTTCCGGGGGTTCGGGGTGGCAAAGCTGGGAGAAATGCTGACCCTGCCGGCGGAAGTGATTGAGATCCTTTCCCCTAAACTGTCCCGGTCGGACATCCAGGACATCAAACGGGAAATCCAGGAGGAACAGAACGTAACGGACCTTGAGGTCATGATGGAGGAGCCAAACGAGGCCCAGGAGGCCATGGACAGCAGCCTGAAACGTTTCGCACATCAATACATACATGACAATCCAAAATCGCTGGAAGGGTTCTGCGCAGCCGTGAAACTGGACGGGGAGCAGATGACAGGATATCTGATGGACCTGCTTGCTCCATCCGGATACGCCGTACACATGGCCAGGATACAGGGGACGGGGAAAATGATGCTGACCATATCCGGAAAGAACCAGCCCCTGAACCTGATGAACGTCAGGACGAATGAAAAGGAAGAATATGACTGGAAGGACCTGAAGGATATCCTCCACAGACTAATCATGGATACGGACCCGGAGACATGCTGGGGTGCGCTGTATGAGGAACCTTATCCGCCGGCAGAGGAGAAAAAGGAAGCCCGGAGGCAGAGGGAGGCCGAAGCAGAGAGAAAGGCGGAGGAAAAGCGGAAAGCGCAGGAGGACGAAGAAAAGGAGAAGGCCCGCCGGGCAGAGGTGCAGAGAGCCCAGAAAGACAAGGAACGCCAAGAGAGGGAAGCAACAGCCCAAAAGCAGGCAGTTGCACCGGTACAACCGGAAACCCAGGCAGCACCGGAGCCGAAAGAGGAGCCGAAAGAGGCGCCGAGGGAAGAACCAGCCCAGGAACCCCAGGAGACAGGTGCATTCCCGATGCCGGAGCCGCAGGAGGATGTACCGGCGAGTCCACAGCCAGCCGTGCAGATGGAGGTGGGGGATTATCCGGGAGTCGTACCGGATAAATACATCACCTGCCATGATGGCACCCAGGTAACGGAGCCGAAGGGAGGGCTTAGAGACGAAGGATGCCGGCTGGCGGAGGAGGTCATGCAGTGGATGCGGACCGGAACCATGGAATATGCCCGGGAGACCCAAAGAAAAATTGTACGCCTGGGAGAAATCATAAAGGAGATGTTGCAGGATGAAGAGTGTGATTGAAACAGAGCCCGTCACCCAATGCTTTTTGTGCGACCGCTGAGGACCATTGGAAAAGCATCATATATTCGGCGGGGCAAACAGGAAGTGGTCAGAAAAGTATGGCCTGACCGTCCACCTGTGCAAAACCTGCCACACGGACAACAAGAAAGGGGTGCATGCGGATGCAAAAAAGGCGGAGAAGCTGCATAAAATCGGGCAGGCCGCATTTGAGCGGACACACACAAGACAGGAATTTTTTAATATATTTGGGCGCTATTATCTTGACGAAGAGGATGAGCAGGAGAAAAGCGTATCCGAGCCGGAAGAAGATGGATTCCGATTCCTCGCGGACGATGAACTGTGAGGAACTGATTGGAAGGACCATCCACTTCCGGGACCGGATACAGTGCTGGGAATGCGACGAGCCGGACCCATATGAGATATGCCCGGATATTGACAACCCGGACAACTGCCCGAAAAAGGACTACAAGGTTAAGGTTAAGAAAATATCCTTAAGCCGGGTAAGAGGGGAAACCATTTACACGATTAACGATGACTATGAATTCCCTGCCGGGGACTTTTGGAAGGTGGTAAGGATTGGAGAAGCAGGATGATACAGCAGAGGCTATGAAAACCGCTATGTCCATAGAGAGCATGCCGGCAGAGGCCGGACCGGCGGAATACATCGGAAAGGAACGGTCAGGGGACCGGACCTACCTGCTGTACAGAGACAAGCAGGGGATGTACTGGTATAAGACAGTCTTTAAGACCATGGCCGGCTACATATCAGAATATGAGTACATTTTTGGACCGAAGAAGAACAGGAGGAGAAGATGAACAGAGTCATATTGATGGGAAGGCTGACCAGGGATCCGGATATAAGGTACACTCAGGGAGAACGCTCCATGGCCATTGCAAGGTACACCCTTGCGGTGGACAGGAGGGGTCGCAGGAACCAGGACAGCGCTTCAGACCAGCAGACAGCCGATTTTATCAATTGTGTCGCGTTTGACCGGGCCGCCGAGTTTGCCGAGAAGTATTTCCGCCAGGGAATGCGGGTGCTTGTATCGGGCAGGATACAGACGGGAAGCTATGTGAACCAGGAGGGCCGGAAGGTATACACAACGGAGATCATTCTGGATGATCAGGAGTTCGCGGACAGCAAGGGAGCGTCGGGCAGAGGCCCGGAACAGCGGCAGGTCCAGGGCACGGACATCGGGGATGGATTTATGAGCATTCCGGATGGCATAGAGGATGAGGGTCTGCCGTTCAGTTAGATAAAGAGGGAAAAAATGACAGTGAGTGAGCATATACGGGAATCGGGCGATGTGGAGCTGTCTGTAATGATTGCATTCTGCATTGTCGAGTATCTGCAGCAATCCGACATTATTAAGGCCATATCGGTAGATGATAAAAGAGAATTAATATTAGGCATATCCGATAATGTAATGGATTGGCTGGCAGGTGATTGGGAAAATAACACGGAGGAAAAACAATATGTTAAATAAAACAGAAAACAACAAGGTAAACATGATGGGTGAGATTGCTTCTGGATTTACCTTCAGCCACAAAGTGTTCGGAGAAGGATTTTATATGGTGGATGTGGCTGTCAACCGGCTCAGCGGACAGGTGGACATCATTCCATTGATGGTATCTGAAAACCTGATAGATGTGCATAAAGACTATACCGGCCATACTGTGGAGTACACAGGCCAGTTCCGCTCCTACAACCAGAGCGAAGGATTCAGAAGCCGGCTGAAGCTGTCTGTGTTTGTAAGAGAGATTCATCTGGATCTGCCCACTCCAACGGATTACACAAAAAATAACCAGATATTCCTGGACGGTTATATCTGCAAGCCGCCTGTCTACAGAAAAACCCCGCTTGGAAAGGAAATCGCGGACATCCTTCTGGCAGTAAACCGCCCATATGGTAAATCGGACTATATCCCCTGTATCTGCTGGGGCCGCAATGCACGCCGTGCATCCGGATTCGAGGTAGGAAACAGGATAGAGATATGGGGACGCGTACAAAGCCGCGAATACATCAAAAAACTCAGCGAGACAGAAACAGAGATACGCACTGCTTATGAAGTATCAGTGCTGAAACTGAAGGGAGGAGAAGGCAATGAAATGTGATATGTGTGATTGCTGCACATCCAAGACTGTCAAAATCAAAAACAGGAAAAATGGAACTGAACTGAACATATGCCGAGGCTGCGCCGTGCAGAATGGCTTTATAAAAAAGCCGCCAGGAACCCACTGGGAATGCAGATATTGCGATTGCACCAGAGGGGTTCCGTGTGCAGACGAACCGGATTTTCTGGTATGCGCCCGGTGCGGAGCCGAGTGGGAAGATTGTAAGGTGTTGGTTGACGATGATAAGTATTAACTATTTTCGGATGGAGGAGCAGGTTATGGTAAGACCGATATTGTTTAATGGTGAAATGGTCCGGGCAATCCTGGAAGGACGCAAGACGGTCACGCGGAGAAAGATTGATATCGACATATCCAACCAGTTTGACGTTGAGGTAAATGGAAGCGCTATCTGCTACATAGACCCAGAGACAGGAGATAGATATAAGCCGGAAGAAATGTGTAGATACCATCCAGGCGATATCCTGTATGTCCGGGAAACATGGAATCAACTCGCAAGAGTAGACGAAAATGGTTATACACATTATGACGATTTATTTTATGTCTATAGAGCGGATAAAAACCAGCCTGATTTATATGATGATAATGGATTCTGTCTTGACGATACCGAACGAAAGTGGCGCCCATCTATCCATATGCCAAAGGAGGCCGCCAGAATCTGGTTGCAGGTGACGGATGTACGGGCGGAGCGGATACACAATTTGACCAACAAAGACGCAAAAAGGGAGGGTGTCACTGTAGAGACGGACAATAGTGGGATAGCGCATAGAGCCGCTTTCATGAGATTATGGGATTCCGCTATTAAAAGATCTAACATAGGTACATATGGATGGAACACCAATCCGTGGGTATGGGTGATTGAGTTTGAGCGGTGCGAGAAGCCGGAGCCATGCATTCTGCGCGGAGTAGAACCGGCAGAAGAAAAAAGGCCATGTATTGGATATGGGGACGCTTGGGCGGATGAACCATGCGAAATGTGCAAGGGATGCTCGCAATGTACCGGAAATGATGAGGGGACAGAGGGATGATTGAAGAAGGAATCATGAAAGACCTATCAAAGGTAGTTGAAAATGCAAAATTGATGGGATGCCAAGAGGTTAAGTCATTTAGACATATACCATTGAAAAATGTTGAGGCTGTCATATCAGCGCTACAGAAACAGATAGCAAAAAAACCAGAGGATGAAAGGTGTTTTATTAAAGACAAAGAGAATATCGGATTGTGCCCATCTTGCGGTGAAGGGGTTAATTCAAATTATCCATATTGCGGACACTGTGGGCAGAGAATCAAATGGGATATTGAGTGGAGCATGGAGACAGAGGAATGATAGATAGACAGGGAGCAGGAGATATGAAAAATAAGTGTGCTGACTGTGCATTTTCAGTTAGAAGAAATCCACCAAAAGGGATATATATTCTCATCTGCACCCATAAAGGTGCATATAAAAGACCGGGTGACAGTTGCCGGTTTTATTGCAACAATAAGGAGCTGGAAGAATTATCAACCAGTTTCACAGAAGATATTAGATAGATTTATCATTAAGTAATTAATAATTTGCTTAACATGAGCGTGTTTTACAGATTTTACATGTTTTTGTCAACCAAATCGTTAAGCTGGCATATCGGCTATACGGTGCAAGGACGAACGAGGGACCTTGTAAAAAAATCTCTAGAGCAAAAACCAGATAGACAATAAAAAAGAGGGTGAGCTGATAACGCGCCGAGAAAGCAACGGGAGCGCCATGCCAAAGTTGGACGGCAGCCGGGGCCGTTGATTGGGCCAAAGCCAAAGCTGGGAGCCAGTACCGGCAATTAACCAAAATTAACATTTTGAAAACTAAGAAAGGAGCCGTTCCCCGGCCGGGAAAGCATATGCGGAACCTTTTAGGAAATGAAAATATTGGTGGCGTGTGAGGAATCACAAGCGGTAACGATTGAGTTACGGAAGTTTGGGCATGAAGCCTATAGCTGTGACATAGAGCCGTGTAGCGGCGGCCATCCAGAATGGCATTTACAGGTGGATGCCCTGGAACTGCTTAAGATACGGTGGGATATGATAATTGCATTTCCGCCATGTACATATTTGAGCAATGCCGGGGCCTGCCGACTGTATCCCAAAAAAGGGCAGTTAAACCAGGAACGTTACGAAAAGGGATTGGAAGCAAAATCCTTCTTCCTCCGATTTTTGAACGCAGATTGTCCCAAAATTGCCGTGGAAAATCCAGTATCAAGCACGGTGTTCCAGATGCCGCCGCATAGCCAGGAAATACAGCCGTGGCAATTTGGTCATCCGTATACCAAAAAAACAAGGCTATGGCTACGAGGTTTGCCATTGCTTAAGCCTACAGACATTGTACAATCAGTTGGACCATATGTGCCAGCCGGAACTGGAAGAAGAGACCGGAGTAAGTATGGAGCCGCAAAGCGTGGTGAAGATGCAAAAAACAGGGCAAAAACATTTCCAGGTATCGCAAAAGCGATGGCTGAGCAGTGGGCAGGAGATATTAACTAAACTGACATTTTCGATACGAAGGGAGATTAAATTATGTGGAAGATTATATTTACATACCCCGATGGTGTTAAGGTGAAACTGACTAACAGTTCCGTTCGGATGGATAAGCGTATTGCTAACAAGTATTTTGATACCTACGGTTATAACTCTGACGGCGGGGTGTTCCAGCAGTATCCAAAGAAAAAGTACAGGCCCATAGCTATGGCTACTGTGGTGGATATCCTGAATGCTGGTGGAGATTTAGAGAAAGAGATATTAATTGATGCGGATGATTAGGAGGCAGGTATGAGAAAGAAAGGCAGTAAGCAGTTCAAGGTCAGTCGCATCGACCGCAACAAGGCCCTGGCCGCCCGGGCCGACGAGGCAATCAAGGAGCGCATCCGGACGGCTCCGGCCTACATGTATACCAGCCTGTGCCCGGTCCCGGAGCTGCGCCGGCCGCCGAAGGGAGTGATACGGTATTATGAGACAGTGCTACATAGACAACGGGCGTCACGGGTGTGACGGCAAGAGGACGAACAAGGGCAGGATACGGTACGGGTGCTGGGCGTGCCCGTACCTGGATGCGGGAGGAGGTGATACCGGTGGACAAGGAAATACTGGTTGTGTTTGCAGATGCCAGAGCCAGAATAAAATTGGTACGGGAACAGACAGAGAAGAAACGCCGCAGACTTGAGAAGCTGGAGCAGAAGGGAGTACGGGTATCGGATTCCGTGTCCTGTGGAAAAAGAGGAAAGAAACCACTGGGGACGGTGATGATTACTGGATATCCGCTACCAGAGCATGATAGGGCTAAGCATGAATACGAAAAGCAGTACAGTAATTTGATGCAGGAGGAGCAGGAACTTCTGGAGTTGCAGACACGGGTTGAGGAGTACATAGCCAGTTTAAAAGACATTGAGATTCGGAACATCATGACGTTGTATTACGTGGAAGATATGACATGGGTGCAGGTTGCGCATGGTATGAATCGGCTGTATCAAGGCAAGAGAAGGTACTATACAGCAGATAGCTGTCGAGGAAAACATGACTATTATTTAAAAAACTTTTAGTTTCACGGTTTTCACGGTTTTAATGTGGTAATATTTAAACTGGAAGTGGTGTAAAGGCCATTTCCTCCTCCCAAGGATATTTGCCAGGAGCCCCCCCCCACATCCTGGCACTGATGCGAGGTAGAGCAGCCTGGCAGCTCAATGGCCTCATAAGCCATAGGTCGGCGGTTCAAATCCGTCCCTCGCTATTCGGACAGATACATTTGACATTGTATTTTCTCCCTTAGGGCCTCCGCCGAGATGTGGAGGCTTTTTCCATGCAAAAACAGCCAGATAGGAAGGTGAGGTGTTTGGGATATGAAGACATAAAAGACAAAGGGTTTGATAAACGAACCACAGGCGAACTACTGGAAATTGCATCGAAAGGCGGCAAGGCATCCGGGGAGGCTAGGAGGCGTAAAGCGAATCTTCGACAGACAATGAATGCCATCCTTACATCTGAGGTGGATATACCAGAATGGACCCAAATTTTGGAGGCATTAGGATTGGACAGTACACTGGAAACAGTCATCAGTGCAGCCATGGTCAGGGAGGCCATGAACGGGAATGTCAAAGCATATACGGCTATTAAGGATGTCCTCGGCCAGACCTCAAAATCAGAAACGGACCTGGAGGAGCAGAAGGTGCGTATGGCAGCCACTAAGGCTAAGATGGGTGTTGATGACGATGAAGATCAGGAAGATGATGGGTTCCTGGACGCATTGAAAAGTACTGTTGAGGATGACTGGGCTGACGATGATATGGAGGAGGGCTGGTCCGATGAAGATGAAGAAACGGCCAATATTTAAGTTCAAGCCGTTCTCAAAGAAACAGAGGATGGTCCTCAATTGGTGGATGGACAACAGCCCTGTCAAGGATTATGACGGTATCATAGCGGACGGAGCCATCCGTTCCGGAAAAACAGTTGCCATGTCCTTGGCATTCGTATTCTGGGCTATGGAATCGTTTGACGGCCAGAACTTCATCATGGCCGGTAAGACAATTAGTTCCTTCCAACGTAATGTACTAACCAACCTCAAGACCATGTTGCGGAGCAGGGGATACAGATGCATACACCATCTTTCTGGAGAGACCCCCAATATGCTGGAGGTTACCCGGAAGGGGGTTACCAATTACTTTTATATCTTTGGAGGTAAGGACGAGGGCTCCCAGGAGCTGGTGCAGGGCATTACGGCAGCCGGTGCCTTTTTCGATGAGGTGGCGTTGATGCCGGAATCCTTCGTCAATCAGGCTACAGGCCGATGCTCTGTGAAGGGAAGTAAGTTCTGGTTCAATTGCAATCCGGCGGGGCCGATGCATTGGTTTAAGGTTGGATGGATTGACCGGGCAATTGGATTCATTGGGCAGAGATGGGCCGGGGAATTGCAGGAGAAGGGACAGGAAGTTAAACGGTTGCTATACCTGCATTTCACAATGGATGATAACTTATCCCTGGATGAGGAGATTAAGGAGAGATACCGGAGCATGTACACTGGTGTCTTTTTTTTACGTTATATCCGAGGGTTATGGGCTGTAGCTGAGGGCCTGATATATACCATGTTTACAAAGTCCAACATCTATAATGATGAGACCCGACCAAAAGGACTGGAATATTTGAGCGTCCGGACAGTAACCTTGGACTACGGTACTACTAACCCGTGTGTGTACCTGGACATTTACGATGATGGAGATATCATTTGGGTGGACCGAGAATACCGGTGGGACAGTCGCGTGGAGAAGGTCCAGAAAACGGACAGCCAATATGGTGATGATATGGTGGAGTTCATGGGGAGCAATCCTGACCTGATGGCTGACATCATAGCTGACCCATCGGCAGTCAGCTTCATCACAGAACTGCGCGGTCGGGGCTATGTCGTGAAACCGGCTAAGAATGATGTGGAGGACGGCATCAGGGCTGTGTCATCTATGCTGTATCGTGGGAAGATACGAATACATGAGAGGTGCACAGGTCTGATTACAGAGATGCGGTCATATGTCTGGGATGACAAGGCCAGGGAGCGCGGAGAAGAGAAACCTGTAAAGCAGATGGACCACGGACCGGATGCATTGCGATATTATATTTTCACGAAGTTACCGGAATGGAGGATAGGGATATGAAAACCTTCGACTTGATGTTTGTTTATCTGTACAATGTAATCCTAGCGTTCAAATGTCACCACAAGGGAGAGAAAATAGATGCAGTATACTATCTTGTTTAGGCAATGATTATGTATGTGTGTGCAAGTCAATATTGATGGAGGGATATATGTCAAAACGTAGGAACACCCGTCATGTGCGGGCAGACACAAAGCAGGCGCCCGCCACAACGATGGATGCCTTTTCTAATCCAATAGCGCGGCTGGGATACGGCACACAGGACCTACTGCAGGCCACGCAATACCCACTTACCCGTATGACCCAGAATTACCAGCTGCTGACCAGCCTGTATAGGGAGAACTGGATTGTCCAGAACATCATTGAGACGATACCGGGAGACATGGTCCGTAAGTGGTATACCATCCAAAGCAATGTCGCCCCTGAATACATAGATGACATGCAGCGGCTGGAACGCAAGGTGCACCTGCGCAAATCCCTCCTTGAAGGGATGTACTGGGGCAGACTGTATGGAGGCGCGGCTGGTATCATTATGATACGAGGTCAGGATGACCTTTCCTTGCCATTGGACTATGGCCTGGTACTTCCAGGATGCTTTCTGGGGCTCATGATACTGGACAGATGGAGCGGCATCTATCCGGAATTGGGACAGGTGACGGACCCATCGGACCAGGACTTCGGTCTCCCGGAATACTATACCATCCGGGATGAAGAGAGCGGCACGCTCATATCCAGGGTACACCATAGCAGGGTACTGCGTTTTGCTGGCCGGGAATTGCCTTACAACGAGAAAATCGCAGAGAATTACTGGGGAGAGTCAGAGCTTGAAGCCATTTACAATGAACTGGTAAAGCGGGACAATGTATCCGCTAACATAGCATCTCTGACCTTCCGGGCCAATGTTAACTACATGGAAACAGACAGCCTGGACCAGATGCTTGCAACCAGCAATGCGGAGGCACAGCGCCGGTTCTGGCACACCCTCCAGGCTCAGAGCGTGATTGAAAGCAACTTCGGTACGCGCCTGGTTAACAAGGGTGATGTCATGCATAACACCCAGTATACATTCACGGGACTTCCGGAGGTATACGACAGGGTGATGATGGATGTGGCCGGGGCGGCAAAGACTCCCGTCACGAAATTGTTTGGACGGTCACCAGCTGGCATGAATGCCACGGGTGAGAGCGATATGAACAACTATTATGATTATATAGATGGTCTGCGTGAGAACCAGTTACGTCCAATTCTAGAGCGTCTGCTTCCAATCATGGCCCTGTCAGCCTGGGGGATTGTTCCAGATGACTTGGGCATTGACTTCCCACCACTTCAGACCCCGGATTCAAACGAGGTTGCGGATATTGTAGAGAAAAAGACGCAGGCGATATTGGCATCCTATCAAAGCGACCTGATTGACGCTGCTACGGCCCTGAAGGAACTTAAGGCGCTGGCTAATGAGACCAGTATGTATAATACCATATCGGATGAGGCCATCGAGCAGGCGAAGGGCAGGACATACTCAGATTACAAGGTCATGCAGGACCCTATGGCAGGACTGACGCTTCCAAGTACGTTTGGGGAAGAGGTGGTTGAATAATGCCAAATCTTATAAGGCCTCCGGATAAACAGGATGCGACAAGGTTTCTGCGTATGCTGTTCTTACGTACTGAGCGGCGTCTGATAGCTGAAATCAATCGGAAACGTATGCAGGGGTATGTGGACTATGCGGAAGTAGCGGCTCTGAAGCGCACCCAGCAAATCCTTCAGGAGATGGTGGACGAGAGCTGGAACTATGTGCCGACAATGATAGAGTCCATCTTCTACCGGTCCGAGGCCGCGGCTAATGGGTATGCCAATGCGGCAGGGCTCACAGCCACGCAGATGGGGATTGTAGAGCAGCTGTCCAATAATCTGATTGGAGAGATAGTGGAAGCATCCACCATGGCGCAGAAGACAATGGAGGAAGTATTCCTGGTCGGAAAACGGCAGGAGGGAACATTACGGAATGCAGCCTTACAGGCAGTGGCAGAACAACAGGCAGCAGGTCATGGGACCAGTAAAGCAGCGTCCAGCATGGTCCAGGAGTTGGAGCGCAATGGGATAACATCCTTCGTGGATAAGTCAGGACGAAAATGGTCTTTGCAGGACTATTGTAACATGGCAACCCGGGCAACTGCCAGGCAAGCTGAGGTGTCAGCCATCCTGACAGCGGACCCAGAGCATGACCTGTATAAGATCGTGAAGATTGGCAGCACCTGTCCGGTATGCGCCCCTTTGGAAGGCCGGGTGTACAGCCGTTCTGGGGATAATCCAGATTATCCGGCTTTGGCAAAGGCTTTTGGGAAGGTAGACCCAAATGGACCGGATGACCTAAGCAATACATACCTTAACATCCATCCAAACTGCCTGCATTCCCTGGTCAAGTATACAACCATGGGTAAAACGGATAAGCAGATTCAGATGGACAAGGACTTCTCCAGCTTTGAAAAAAACCCGATTACAGTGGACCCACGAACCAAGAAGCAGATTGCGGCATATAAAGAGAAGGTAGGGAACCGACAGAAGCTGTTAAATGATTACAAGCAGTATAATCGGTATCGAAAGGTATGTGGTAATGACATGCCGAAAACCTTTGAAAAGTTCAGGGACATGAAGTATAATGAATCTGTAAAATGGAAGGAAACGCAGGCCATTTACCGGAAATCAAATGCATATGGAAAGATCATTGCAAAAGAACCGGAAATCACTGCTGATTTGACCAAGATATCAAATGATACAGGGGTGTCTATGATTGGACTGGAGCACCGTGTAAAAACGAAGGATTCCTTCCTGCGCAAGGTGGGAACAGACAGCAATCATAGCCTGGATGCACAAGCCATTACGGACACTATTAACTCCACAAATGATGTAATCCGGTATACCTACCAGGATAATCCACTGAACCTAACAAATGCATATGTAAATGTCACGGATGCAATGAAGGCAAAAGGATATAAGGTGGTAAGGGTGAGAAATACCTGGCTGGATAAACGGTCTGCATATAAAGGCGTTAACTGCATATTCCAAGCTCCTTCTGGTCAGAAATTTGAGATACAGTTTCATACACCAGAAAGTTTCCAGGTTAAAGATGGCCCGATGCATAAACTGTATGAGGAGGCCAGGAAGGACACCACGACACCCGAGAGAAGGGCAGAACTGAACAAAAAGATGTTTGAGCTATCTGCGCAGTTAGAAGTGCCGGTAAATATTGACCGGATTAAGTAGGAGGTCATATGAAAGATTTTTATTTTGTTTATGGTTATGATAGTAAAAAGAAAAAGGCCAATCGTCTGTATCGCTTCCTGAACGGTAATTTTGAACGGTATGATAAGCGGTTGAGAAAGTGGATTCCTGCGCCAGAGCAGTCTTGTATTTTCATCGGAGAGGATTGGGAGTATGATGAGGTATCCCCTGAAGATGCGGAAAAAATAAAAGAGATGTTGATTGTGTAATGCTATCGGTCAGGCGCTGGTAGCATTTTTGTTGCGATATCGCAACAGGAAGGAACTGAATAAGATGCTTGCATATTATGGCTATACGATAAGCCCCAACCAGATGGAAACGGTTGAGGGCTTTTTAATTTGCCGCAATGTGCCTATAGCCAGAACTGGCGAGATGGAGTACCTGGAAAGCGAGTTGAAACAGGACGGGGATATTTCTAAGGTGGTGAAGGTATACCGTTCACCGGATGAGGTCTTTTCAGAAGCGGCCTTATCCAGTTTTGAGGGTAAGCCAATCACGGATGAACATCCGCCTGAACTTCTCACACCGGACAACTGTACCCAGTATGCCAGAGGGCACGCCCAGAACATCCGGAAGGGAGAAGGGGAATGGGAGGGACATGTGATAGCGGACCTGCACATCCAGGATGAGGAATTAATCCGGGCGGTTCAGGGCGGTAAGCGGGAAATAAGCTGCGGATATGAGTGCAGCTACACGGAAAATGAGGATGGGACCTATTCGCAGCATGATATCCGGGGGAACCATATCGCCGTGGTGACACGGGGAAGGGCCGGGAAGCATGTTGCGATTTTAGATTCAAAGAAAAACGTAGAGGCCGTGAAAAGGCCGGAAAGGAATGGGAAGATGAAGAAGAACAGTTTATTTTTCAAGTGGTTTGCCCAGGCGGCTAAGGATGCATCACCGGAAGAGCTGGAAACGATGGCGGCAGATGCGGCAGCGGCAATGGATGAGGGTGCGGCGCCACAGGAACCTCCTGCAGTGCCTGTACACAAAGAGGAGCCTCCGAAAGAAGGCGCGCAGGATTCATCCAGCCTTGACGGGAAACTGGATATGCTGATGGATATGATAAAGGGACTGGCAGGTGAAAAACCCGGAGTTACTATTGAGAAGCCGGCCGAAGACCCACTGGACAGCCTGGTAAAGGAACTGACGGGGGAAGGCGGGGAGCCATCGGCTCCAACAACTGAGGCGAAAGTGGTTCCGGCAGAAGAACTGGATAAATCAGCATGTGCAGCAGATAAGGCAGTCATGGCAGCTGTCGTAAAGCAGCTCAGGCCGGTTATTGCAGGGATTAAGGATGAAGATACAAGGAAGGCCGTTACCGATTCCCTGGTATCCTGTCTGACCGATAAGGATGCGGTAAGCGATATTACGAAGATTGCCCAGGCGGCCCAAAAGAATGCGGCAAAGATGGCTGACCAGAAGCCACAGATGGATTTAGATGCGTATCAGGCTGCCTATGATGCCATGAATCCACACAAAAAGAATGGAGGTATGAAGTAATGAAAGGACAGGTTATCGGAAAGAACATGACACATGGCTATGCAGGTGATTATGCCAGACAGCCAGATATGATAGTGGATACCCATCCACTGGGAGGGAGTGAAGCGGTAGTGTTTGGCACTCCTCTTGTTTATGACAGTAATGAAAAGGTAGTGGCCTTCGGGGATTCTGGAACGGCTGCTGATTTTGTGGGAATTGCTTCCCGCGAGTTTAAGAGCGCTACATCCTATCTTTCACAGTCCGATGGAGAGTATAGGCCGGATGAAGCGGTGAGTGTGTTCAAGCGCGGATGTATCAACGTGTTGTGTAACGTAGGAACACCAAAATTAGGCGGAAAGGTATATATTCGCACTGTTGTCAATGAGTCAATCCCTACAGGTGTTATAGGAGGTTTTGAAGCGTCTGAGGATTCTGGTAAGACCGTAGAACTTACGAACTGTGAGTGGCATGGTGGTAAGGATGCCAATAATGTAGCAGAAATCAGGATTATGTCCTGCAACAGAGCATAAGGAGGAAAAACACAATGAGCAAATTTCAGAGCATGGGGACCTTTGACGGTGGCGTGATATCATCCTCACCAACTGGTGCGGCCGCTCCACAGCGGTTCCAGACAATGGATTCGGCGGCAATTGCCAATGGAGGTGCGCTCCTGCAGTCCGAACTTGAAAAGAAGGATAACGTCATAAGGAAGCCCCTTACCAGTTTCACGTACAGCCGTGATATTCCAATGAGAGTGGGCGGCGGCTGGGCCGAGTTTGTAAGCGCCATGAATGTGGGGTATGGAGTGACCGGAGGAAGCGAGGATGGCCTGGTACATGCAGGCGGGGCCAACGGTATCCCGATGGTACAGGCTAATTTTGATAAGGGATTATTCAAAACCCATATTTTTTCTATCGGAATGAGAATCATGTGGGTGGATATGCAGCGCGAGAAACTGACTGGACGTAGCTTGGAAAGCATCCTGCGGGATGGAATCCGTATGGCCTATGATAAGCATATGGACGCTAATGTATACGTGGGCATCAAACGCTATGGTTCTACTGGCCTTATCAATAATCCGGAAGTCACCACGGCAAATGCTGCGGCAACCGGAACAGGTAGCTCCACGAAATTTAAGGATAAGACACCGGATCAGATACTCCGGGATATCAACGATGCCATTCTGGCTGTTTGGGAAACTGCGGAGTATGACAGGGATGCGGTCCCGAACCATATCATCATGCCATACGAACAGATTAATTACCTGGCAACCACGAAGGTGACGGAACTGGCCGAGAAGACAATCCTGCAGTTCCTGCTGGATAACAATGTGGCCAAGACTAACGGTAGTGACCTGTATATCGGGGGATGTTCCTGGTGTAAGGGTGCCGGCACGGGTGGGAATGACCGCATGGTGGTATACATTAACAAAGAACGGTATGTGGCTAGCGATGAACTGGCCCCATTAAGCCGTGCCATGACACAGCCGAACGCGGAGAATGTGTGCTATGACACAGCATACATGGCAAATATATCTGAGGTGCAGATGTATTATGAGGACATCATGCGCTATGTGGACGGAATCTAAGGGAGGGTAGCCATATGTTCATAAACAGTAAAAAATGTTTTGAAATCCGCGAGGGAGACCAGAAATTGCTTATCCCCCGCAATTTTATCGGTACTATTCCTGATTGGGCATCAAAGCACTGGATGGTACAGGCAGCCATCCATGACGGATCCATTGCCACGCCGGATAATACAGCGGATAAGGCGCTGGAAGCAGCGGACACGGACGCTGGAGAAAAAGCAAAAGAGTACGATATCAGACCAGAGGTAGCGGACACGGACGCTGGAGAGCAGGCAAAGCAGACCGGAAGGAAAGTGAAAGGTTAAGGAGGGACGGGAATGGATGGAGCACAATTTAATGGAGTGATAGCTGCAGCGACCAATATGCCAGCGCTGGGTGAAAAGGGTACATACACATCTGTGATGTTCCTGGCAGATTTCCCACAGTTTAAAAGGTCCGGAGAGTCTGAGGGAAAAAGCCTGGTACCGGACCCCATACTGCAGCTGTATGTGGATAGTGCAAATTCCACCATCCTTCCCATCCGGTACCATGACATGTGGAGATACGCCGCCGGGCTGTTTGTGGCTCACTACAGCACGCTGTATCTTAAGACCTATTCGGATGGCTCCCCATCGGCTGCGGCTGCGGCAGCCAAAGGCCAGCAGGCCGGGTTGATTAAAGAGGCATCCATGGGAGATACCTCCATCAGCTATGATAATGAGGCGGTTACGGTGGCAATGGCAAAATGGGGAGCCTGGAACTCCACGCAGTACGGGCAGCAGCTGGCCACTATGGCCCGCATGATCGGGATGGGAGGAATGTATGTTATTTGATAATCCAATCTTTAAAGGATGGTATACGGATACGGTTGACATATACCGCGTAGTCCCAGACAAAGAAGGAAACCTGACGAAACAGAAGCGACAGAAGCAGAACACGGCCCCCATCCCGTGCAGGGTATACAGTTCTAAGCGAGACGGTCCTATTATGGGAGTGACAGCCGCAAAGGAACGGTCCATGGAAAAGATGGCGTGTGACCTGTCAGTGGATATCATGGCTGGTGATGAGTTAAGGATTGTCCGTGGCGGGAACCTGGGGCACGCAAACCAGGCAGAGCGGTATTTCGCTGGTGAGCCGCAAAGATACTATGACCCGGTGGGCGGTGCTCTTACTGGTCTGGAGCATCAGAAGGTAGGCCTGCTGAAAGATGAGATTGTGAGGTGAATGCATGTCAAGTTTTGGAAGCCAGATGCGCAAGAGACTGGAAGAACTTCATAAGGCAGGGCAGGATGTGCCGAGGATTATGGCCGATGTGGCCGAAGGCGCTATGATCGCAGCAGTGGAAAAGGCTACGGAAAGGACCCCTCCAAACGGAGGCGCCCCTATTTCTGGTACCGGGACCCGGTCTGGTGAATTGGCGCAGCATTGGTCAACAGACAGTGTGACGAAACCAGTCATCTCGGGTGCCAGTGTGAGGACAACACTGGCTAATAACATACTATATGCATCCTATGTCAATGATGGGCATCGGATGGACCAGCATTTTGTACCGGGATTGATAATCAACGGGAATATGCTGGAAAAGGTAAATCCATCCATGGGTGGGATTACCGTTGGAACCAGGACAAAGTATGTGGAGGGAAAATACATGAAAGAGGCGGCCATTGGAAAGTACCGCGATGTGGTCCGTATGGAACTGGGAAAACGTGTGAGGGAGGCGTTCAGATGATATTCACATTAGAGAACATTATAAATAGCCTGGCCGGAGTACTTACAGCACAGTATCCGGATTATCCGGTATATGCCAGCCCAAACCAGCAGGGGACAGACTACCCTTGCTTTTTTATTTTTTTCATGCCTTCCAAAATTGAAAAGCATATGAATGATAGGTTCCTGCGTGACCTGGGTGTCGATATCGTGTTTGTGCAACAGCGTAATATAGTTAATGGAAATGCGGAAATACAGGCTATAGCAGAGTACCTGGATGGGATGTTGGAGCTGTTTGATTATGCAGACAGTAGTGGAGGGACAGCCAAGATACGTACCTTTGAGCGGCAATGGCAGACAGAGGATGATGAAATGCACTATCAATTCCATATCCGGCAACGGGTAAGCGCCCCAAGAAACAATGAACTGATGCAGATAATGGAGGAAAACAATGCCAGCATCAAATAAAATTAAAGGCTCTATTGCGATATCGCAACAGAAGAAGCTGAAGAAATATCCGACCGACAAATTACTGCATAGTAAGGTCCTGTCAGGATATCAGCCGGATTTTGCCAGGGTAATCCTGCAGGAGCCGGAATACACCATAGAGGACGCGAAGGCGGCCCTCGACAAAGTTTTGAAAGGAGGTAAGTAGACATGGCAGGAGGTACATGGACAAATCAGAACAAAGTGCAGCCCGGTGTGTATATCAATGTCAAATCCAAAGGCAACATCAATACCAATGTTGGGAATAAAGGCATTGTGGCAATCGCAGAACCCCTTTCCTGGGGACCTGTGGAAACCATTAAGGAAATATTGCCTGGTGAAGATTTAAGACCATATATCGGTTATGATATCACGAGTCCCAAGGCCTTATTTTTGCGAGAAATGATGAAAGGAAGCGATGTCAGTGCAGGGCCTAGTAAAATCCTGTTGTACAGGCCTAAGGGAAGTGGCGGAAAGAAGGCAACGGTTACATCAGGAGCCCTGACCATCACGGCGCTGTATGAAGGTATCAGGGGAAATGACATCTCTGTTATCGTGCAGGAACAGGCCGACCAAGATGGGGCATTTGATGTCAGTACTGTAATTGATGGGACCATAGTTGATGAACAGGCTATTAAAAAGCTGGATGACCTGAAAGCAAATACGTGGGTAACGTTTGATGGAACAGGAACTGATATAACTGAAACAGCTGGGGTCACATTGGCAGGGGGAACCGACCCAACTATATCAGCGTCTGATTATGCAGCATTCCTGACAGCCATTGAACCTTACCAATTTGATACATTGGTCTATGATGGCACTGATAATACGACTATACAGGCGATTGCAGCATTTGTGAGACGTGTATCAAACAGCATTGGTCAGAAATGCCAGGCTGTAATGGCCAATGCACATACGGTAAACAGCGAGTGGGTGATATCCGCAAAAAATGGGGTCAAGCTGTCAGATGGTACGGCGTTGACTGCACAGCAGGTCACATGGTGGCTGGGGGGTGCGGAGGCAGGTGCAAGATATAACCAGTCGTTGACGTATGCACAATATCCGGATGCAATTGAGGCTAACCCGAAACTGACTGATGGGCAGATAACAGCAGCCATACAATCTGGCCAGATTGTGTTCATTGACACATTTGGTTCCGTCAAGGTATGTACAGATATCAACACACTGACATCTTACAGTGTGGACAAAGGCCAGGAATTTTCCAAGAACCGGGTAATGCGGGTGCTTAACCAGTTCTGCAACGATGTATATAAACAGTTCAGCCTATACTACATCGGAAAGACTGATAATACTGAAACCGGGCGCAATCTTATGAAGGGATGGATTGTAGGCTATCTGAACGAGATACAGGCCGGCAACGGTATCCAGAACTTTGTCGCAGATGACGTACAGGTGAGGGAAGGAAGCAGTGTTGATTCCGTGCTGATTGATGTTGCCATCCAGCCGGTGGACAGCATAGAGAAGATTTACATGACAGTGACGGTATCCGTAAACACTGCCGCGCAATAAGGAGGTAGAAAATGTTTCTGTTAGAACGTGATGCCCTTAATGGTAAATCCGGGAGTGGATTCATGACCATCGATGGGGAAAACCATGAAATGTTTGGGCTGAAGAAATTCCAGTCCAATGCAGAATTCCAAGAGAGCGATTTTAAGGTAGTGGGGACGACTCTGGTACAGAAGAAAACAACCGGGGTTTCCCTAAGTGGGTCCATGACGATTTATTATGGGAGCCCGTATTTTTTAAGGCTCCTGCAGGAGTACTTAAGGACCGGGAAGTTGCCATATTTTACTATCCAGATAACCAATGACGACCCAACAACCAGTGTTGGGACCCAGACCGTAGTATTCTACAATGTGAAGCTTCAGAAGCTTCCTGTGGCCATGTTGGATGCAGATTCGGATTTCCTGGAGATGGAAGTGGGATTTTCATATACTGGAATTGAGGTCCTGAACTGGTTTAATGACCCAACACAATTAGGAGGATGATAGCATGTCAAATATTAAGGCTTTTTTACAGCCACCAATCATGAATGAGACTAAAGAGGTGATTATTTCCGAACGGTTTAAGGATGAGGAAGGGAACGTTGTACCTTTTGTAATCAGGATTATTGATCAGGAAACCAATAATAAGCTGACCACAAAAGCAACCAAGAGGGAGAAAATTAACGGACAGATTGTCCGGGAATTGGATAACGTGAAATACGGGAAGCTTCTGGTGGATGCCTGTGTCGTGTCTCCTAATTTTAAGGATTCGGAATTGTGCGATTACTATAAGACAGCAGACCCACTGGATGTACCCGGAAGAATGCTCTCTTCTGGGGAATATGGGAAGCTTGTCCGGGAAATTAATAACTTCAATGGTTTCATATCAACGGATAATGAACTTAATGAAGTAGAGGAAGAAGCAAAAAACTAATTGCTGGGGACACACTGGATTCAAGGCTGTGTCAGTATATGCTTTGCCAACATGGTGTGTTCCCCACGGATGTTATTTACAGGGGCCTTAAAGAAAAACTTCTGATGTGGGAGCTGATTAAGAAGGAGGCGAAGGAGGTGAAGCATAAATAATGGGTGTAATAAATGAGACTTTTGTCCTGACGGATAATTTTTCCTCTACTTTTAAAACATTTGAGGCAGCCGGGAACCGCACCCTGAACCAGATTGTCACGTTGGACAAGAGCGTGTCGGATTTATTCAATAAAAATTCTGGGGAAACCGTTACGGCAATACAAGATATAAATACATCTCTTTCCACAACTAACCAGCTCCTCCAACAGGCGAATAACGCATCATTCATGTTAGGGCAGAACCTTACACATGCCATGGGGCAATCTGCAGGGGCCATCATAGGGGCAATCCGTCAGCTGGGCAGCCAGATGCAGCAGACGAACCAGACGTTGCTGCAGATTACTTCCAACCAGCAACAGGTCGTCTCCAATCAGCAGGCACACACCCAGAGTGTCAAGGAAACCAACAACGAGGCAGGGAAACTACTGTCCACATTCAGACGAATATTAGCGGTCACCGGTGCAGTCAAACTTACCGAAATGTTTTTGGGAACAGCTGATTCACTGTCCCAGGTAAACGCGAAGCTGAACCTGATAAACGATGGACTCCAATCCACGGAAACACTCCAGGACATGATTTTCGCATCAGCTCAGAGAACACGGACCTCCTATCTGGATACCGCAAATGTTATTACAAAAATAGGTCAGAATGCCAAGGGTGCATTTTCCAGCAATGCGGAACTGATTCAGTTTGCCGAAAACCTGAATAAACAGTTCATCATTGCAGGGGCGAGCCAGCAGGAAATTGCTTCCGCCTCCCTACAGCTCACACAGGCATTAGGGTCCGGGGTCCTCAGGGGAGAAGAACTGAATGCAGTATTTGAGTCAGCCCCCAATATAATCCGCACGATTGCTGACTATCTGGGGGTAAGCGTGGGAGAGATAAGGGGGTTGGCTTCAGATGGGGCCATCACTGCTGAGATTGTAAAAAATGCAATGCTTAAGGCTACCGATGATATTGAAAAAAATTTCAGGGATATGCCCATGACATTAAGCCAGGCTTTTACGATGGGAAAGAATGAAATCCAGAAGAGCCTACAGGATAGCTTTGAGGGGTGGAACAAGTATCTTCAGACAGATGAGGCACAGCAGGCAATGACAAGGTTAATTAATCTCTTTTCTCTGGCAGCTAAAGTTGGTGTTGGAGCCTTAAGCATTATTGGGAAAGGTGCACTTTGGGTATCGAACAACCTGGATTTTATTATTCCAGTTCTGGCAGCCATTGGGATTGCCTTCGTGATACTACAGGCACAGGCCATTGCAACGGCGGCAGCCAACATAGGAGGGGCGCTTGCGACAGCTGCAGCCTGGGCAGTTGCTAACTGGCCGATTCTATTGCTGATTGCGGTACTGGCCGGGGCTCTTATAGCAGCCCAACAGTTTGGTTTTGGAATGCAGGAAGTAGGCGGATGGGTAGGGCAGGTATTCGGCATGATTTACGCGGTTGGATACAATATATTTGCTACACTTTGGAATGTCATTGCATCCTTTGCGGAGTTTTTTGCCAATGTATTTAATGACCCAGTAGCTGCAATTGCGCATCTGTTTGCAGATGCCTTGGATGCCATTCTAAGCATGGTGGAAACTGTTGCAGGTGCCATTGATGCACTTACTGGAAGTAACCTGCAGGGAGCTGTTTCGGGATTCCGGGATAACCTTAGTAGCTGGGTGGATAATACATTCGGGGAAAATGCCATCCAAATTAAGCGTATGGCAAACTTGGATGTAGGTGCAACTGCAGCTGAATGGGGCAAATACGGCGCTGATTTAGGCTCTAAGCTGGATAATATGGATATCAGTCTTGATTCCCTGAAGGATACGTTCGGAGGGTTTGATGCATCTTCCATCCCAGCGGCCGGTGACTTGGATGTGGGGGATGTAGACCGGGTAAAAAAAATAGATGGGGATGTCAACCTGTCGGATGAGGATATAAAGCTATATCGTGACCTGGCTGAACGGAGATATATGAACAACGTGGAGCTTCAGACACTGGCTCCGCAGATTTCGGTATCCATTCCGGAATCCGCTGCGAAAAACCTGACCTCAAAGGATATCGCGGATAAGCTTAAGGTATTGCTCATCCAGCAGGCCGCAGCGCACACATCGGTATCACATGGATAGATAGGAGTATACGTACCATGGCAAAAATCAAAAATGGCTGCTCCATATATATAAAATTTGGAAGCAGGAAGGTAAAACTGCCTGTAAATCCAGAAGAGATAGAAATCAAGTACCCAACTGACCACAAGACATATTCTGTAATCGGTATTGGTGAGATAGTGGTTCCCAGGAAACCATCATTAAAGGTGGTTTCCTGGGAAAGCTTTTTTCCTTCATCTGCGGATGACCCTTATGTCAATGGCAATGCAAAGGCCCCAGAAGACTATGTCGAATATTTTGAGAAAGCATTAAACAAGAATCAGAAGTGCCGTCTAATCATATCCCGTTCAGGGCTCTATGACACCAATATCCGATGCATCATCAGCGATTTTAAGACAAAGGATAAGGGCGGTGAACCGAATGACATCTATTATGAGGTGGAATTGACCGAATATAAGAACTATGAGCCGGAGGTGGTGTCAATCATCACCACGTCTGCCACGCCACTTGCTGATGCCCCGGAAGCCACTACTGAGGTAGCGCGGGAGGTGGAAACACCAGTGTTGCGGGTAGGTGCCCCCTGTATTGCCAATGGAAAGTATTGGAGTGACAGTTATGGGGCAAAGCCTTATGGCACGGCAAATAACTTAAGTACAACCGTGACCCGGATAGTAGAAGGGAATCCCTATCCAGTACATATTGGCTCATATGGCTGGCTGTCCGCAGACCAGCTGCAGATAACGGGGTGATACGATGGATAGTTTTTCTTTGCGGGTCCAGACCGTTGGTCCTGCCCCTGGTGGGGCCACACAGACCACAATTACTGAATATGCAAACATCATTGAATCAGCCGAACTTACTACAAACCGTTTTGATTCTCCTGCCAAGCTGGTGTTTTCGTGTGTTGATGCTCCTTTGATTTCGGAAGGAAGTTCGGTGGAACTTACGGTAGATGGGATAAGGATGTTCAAGGGATATGTATTTACAATTACAGAGAATCAATTGGGGGAATCAGAGTACACCGCATATGACCAGCTGCGATATCTGAAAGCGAATGCAAGTTATACTTTCATTAATATGACCTTGGCGCAGATTATCCAACAGATTGCGGCTGATTTCGGATTGACAGTTGGGAAAATGGAAGATACAGAATATGTTTTTCCATGTCTTATCAAGGAAAATGAATCCTGTCTGGATATCATTTTTGGTGCTTTGTCTGAGACAATCATCCAAACAGGAAAGATATATAATTTTTACGATAATGCCGGAGCATTGACCTTGGTTGAAGCGAAGGACATGTTCGTCACAACTGTAGTAGGGGACAGGAGCCTGGCAACGGAATATACTTACAGCCGGGATATTGATTCCGACACATATAACCGAGTGAAGCTGGTACGGCCCAATAGTGAGACTGGGAAGGCGGATACCTACATCTACGAGGATACGGAAACCATATCCAAATGGGGACTACTCCAGTATTACGATGAGGTGGATGAAAACCTTAACGAGGCACAGATTGACCAGATGTGCAAACAGTATCTCCAGTATTATAACCGGGTAGTGCAGACATTGACCATGGATAATGTTATTGGGGTCCCGGGAATCAGGGCGGGGACCATAGTGCCTGTCCGGATAAGTAGGATTCAAGATTTATCCATGTCCAGGCTGGTGCTGACTGAAAAGGTTGTACACAGCTTTGAGGCAGATGACCATGTCATGAGTATCGAGTTTAAGGATTTCCAACAGTTGGGAGGGATAAATATTGTCTGAATTGATTGACGTGTTGAATATGATTGTACAGGATAATACTAAGGCAAATAAGCAAACCGACATAGTGTATGGTACGGTCTCATCCATTGCCCCACTAACCGTCAAGCTGGATGACACAATGCTTCCGGTTCCGGATGTGGCACTGGTCCTGACGGAAAACGTAAAATCCAGGTCAGCCAAGGTACAGGGGGGAGGCGGTGGTACTGTTGTGATTAATGAGGGACTGGCCATAGGCGATAAGGTGGTCATGCTTAGGGTTTCACACGGGAGCAGATACATCATTCTATCGAGGGTATAAGGAGGCATGATATGGCAACATTGCCGGAGGGGGTAGGGCTGGACACTTCATTGACGTATGTAGACAGACCTACAAATACATTCATGATTGACTGGTCATCCAGACAGATTAGTGGGATGGGTTCCGGGCTTGCTGCCATGCGGCAGGCGGTGGACATCATCCTGAATACGGAGCGGTTCCGGTGGCAGATATACAGCCCTAATTTTGGGGTTGAGTTAGAGGAACTGATTGGCGAAGAATATGATTATGTAACCAGTGAGATTGCGAGGCGGGTGGAGGACGCATTTTCTACAGACAGCAGAGTGCTGTCCGTAGGGAATTTCGTTTTTACAGACCAGGGACAGGGTGTCCTAAAGTGCGTATTTGATGTAAGTACAATTTTTGGCCCGGTGCAGGCAGAGGTAACGGTATGATAGATTTTAGTGGAAAAACGTATGCAAATATATTATCAGACCAGCTGTCCAGGGTGCCTGATGATTTGGACAAGAGGGAAGGCTCTATTATCCAGACAGCCCTTGGACCGGTAAGCTGGTATCTTGAAGGGGTATATATGGACATGCAGCGGTTACAGGACAATGTCTATGCAGGAACAGCGGGTGGAGAAAGCCTTGACCGGATTGCTGAAGCATATGGAATTGCACGAAAACCCGCTACCTATGCACATAAGCAGGGTGTTTTCAATGTCCAGGTCCCAATTGGGTTCAGGGTATCTGCAATTCAGGAAGAACACATCATATATCGGGCAGTTGGATATATAGGAGTCCTGGAGGGCTCACACACGTATGACATGGAGTGTGAAAAGCAGGGAGAGATAGGGAATGGATATACTGGACAGCTGCTCCCAATTGACCATGTTCAAGGGTTGACCTCCGCAATGCTCACTTCAATTCTTATAGCAGGTAGCGAAGAAGAGAGCGACAACGCTTTGAAGGCGCGCCTGTTGAATGTGATACAGAAACCGTCCACCAGTGGCAACCGGTATGATTATTATAACTGGGCCATGGAGTGTGAGGGCGTAGGCGCGGCCAAAGTCTTTCCACTGGCCAACGGACCGGGGACAGTCAAGGTCATCATAGCGGATGCCAACATGTCGGCTGCAGGTACCGGCATACTGAAGATGGTACGGGAGCATATCGAGGAGCTACGCCCCATCGGCGCGGATGTGACCGTGGCATCTGTCGTGGAAAAGGCGGTCAATGTATCAGCTGGAATCAAGCTACAGGCAGGCATGAACCTGGGTGTCGTCCAGAATGCATTCCAGGCTGCACTGACTGAGTACCTGCACAAGGAGGCCCTGGACCTGTCCTATGTGAGCCTGGCAAGGGTCGGGAACCTGCTGCTGGGGACTGAGGGCGTGGAGGATTACTCAAATCTGTTGCTTAACGGCGTATCCGGTAACGTAGCCTTAACAGAGGATGAGATTGCAGTGACTGGAACAGTTGCATTGGAGGTGATGTGATGCAGGTGAGTACGTTCTACGAGAAGCTGAACAAGGTTGATGGGAACATATATGTCGTGGAGGAGGAAATCCACCTTACCAATGGCGTGTATGAGGCGGAGCTGCAGCATGATAATATTAACGAGGCTACGTTTGCGGTATTCACCGGCCCGAAGCTTACAGGAACCCGCTTGGAAACATATACCCTGTCTACACCCAGCCTGGCGCCATGGAAACGGATTGTCCGGGTGTATGCAGACGTACCGGTGGCCTACATCAGTTATGAGACGGATGGGGACACTGTTGAGGGAGACGATATCAACCGAGTCCAGGCAGCCGTTGTAGAAACGCAGAAGGCGCTGAATACGGAAGAAGCGCGTGCCTTGTCTGCTGAGATGGAACTGAATGGGCGGATTGATACAGAGGTCAAACGGGCAGAGGATGCAGAACTGACTTTAAGGAATAACCTGGCCAGTGAGATTACGAGGGCGAAGGCTGCCGAGAAGTCAATTGGTGACGCTGTTAATACGCACATCAGTAATAAAAGTAATCCCCATGGGGTGACAAAGTCCCAGGTGGGACTGGGAAGCGTACCCAACGTGGCAACCAATGACCAGGTACCGACCTTTACGCAGGCAACCACTCTTGACAATCTTACCAGCGGAGAAAAGCTGACTGTTATGTTGGGAAAAATTGCGAAGGCAATCGAGGATTTTATCACTCACAAGGCAGATGCGGTCCAACACATCACGGCAACGGAACGGACCAACTGGAATGATGCCAATAGCAAGAAGCACTCCCACAGCAACAAGAGCATTCTTGATACGGTTACCCAGGCTATGCTGGATAAGCTTGCAGGGATTGCGGAGGGAGCAAATAAGTATGTACATCCCACCACATCAGGAAATAAGCATATCCCGTCCGGCGGTACTAGTGGACAGATACTAAGATGGAGTGCTGATGGGACTGCGGCCTGGGGAGCGGACAATAACACGATCTACAGTGACATGAAAGGGGCAACGGCCTCCGCAGCTGGTGTACACGGTCTGGTCCCGGCACCGGCTGCGGGAAAACAGGAACAGTTCCTGCGCGGGGATGGGGTTTGGGCAGCTCCGCCGAGCGCAAGTTATACGCATCCAAGCAGCGGTGTATCAGCTGGAACCTACCGGAGTGTCACTGTCAATGCCCAAGGCCATGTGACGGCTGGCACAAATCCAACCACCCTGGCCGGATATGGCATCACGGATGCGGCTGCCAAAAACCATAACCATGACATCACCTACCTTAAAAAGGGTGCCGTCACCTGGAATGACTTGAAGGGGGTGTAAGGCATGTATGGTAAGACATTATACGGCCGTGGCCAGTACTCTCAGGAAGGCTCAAGCAACGTTGTCCCGGAAAAGTACTTTGTGGACCTGGCGAGGTATGCGCCGCCCTTTCTGGCGGAGATACGCGAGATGGCGGAGATATATCGGACGCAGGGCTATGAGGTGGGGCAGCTGCAGCATGACCTGGAAGAGCTGATTGACCAGTGTTACATTGTGACGGCCACCTGGGGACTATCAAGATGGGAGCAGATGCTTGGCGTGGCCACTAATATGTCCCTTACATATGAGCAGCGCCGGGAGATACTGATGGCCAAGCTCCGGGGCCAGGGGACTACAACCAGAAAGATGATAGAGGACACCGCGGTGGCATTTTCCGGCGGTGAAGTAAAGGTGATTGAGGACAACCCCAATCACCTTTTTGTTATCCGCTTTGTTGGAATCAAAGGTATCCCACGCAATATGCAGGCCTTTATCACAATGCTGGAGGACATTAAGCCGGCGCATCTGGCGTACCGGTTTGAGTACCGATATACCACATGGAACGAACTTAAACCATACATATGGAACCGTCTTGGGGACATGACCTGGGATGACGTAAGGACATTAAAGGAGGCATAGAATATGCAGTTAACACCTAACTATAATCTGAAAAAGCCGGAAGGTACGGACCCGGTTGATATACAGGATTTCAATGACAATGCAGATTTGATAGACACGGCGCTGAAGAAGAAGGCAGAATCCTCAGGCGGGGATATATCCGAGATGACAGTAAAAACACTGGACGCCATAACCACAGAGTTCCCGGTTCCAGTGGCCGGGGAGAAGCCGAAGACATTCCTGGGAAAAGTTAAGAAATTCTTTGAGGACACAAAAAACTGGATGACCGGTGTTTGTTTGATTGGCCAGATAGTGAATAACTGCGTGACTAACAACGCAAAATTGCCGCTGTCGGCTGCCCAGGGCAAGGTGCTAATGGACCTTTATACTGTGCTCAATACCAAGATAACGGATACATCCAGAGCGGCGAACGCAGCTAATGCTAAAACAGAATTAAATGGTCCATTAAAAATTATTGCCTATGGAAGCGACAAAAATAAATGGGCGTTCCAGCAGCAGTTTCCCGATGGTGTCATATTGTCGTTGGGTATTAGTGAGACAGAAATATTTTACGATTATTATGATGGAGCAAAGTGGGTTCGCAAGTGGACTAGGTAATCATCTTATTGTTGATTGAGATTATCTAAAAAATATATTTGACGCGTTTTGATATATCCAATATAATATTGTTATATACTGAGGGGGATAGTATAACATGAATGAATTAAGCAAAAACAACAGGAAGATATATATGGATGTATTAAGGATTGTGGCCGCATTTTTTGTGATTTTTAATCATACTGGAGATAAGGGATTTTTTTTGTTTTCGGTAACCGATAATCCATTTGAATATTGGCTTTATTTATTTTTGTCTATTCTTTGCAAAATTGCAGTTCCCCTTTTTTTCATGATTTCAGGGGCGTTACTGCTATCGAAGAACGAACCATTGTATAAACTTTATTATAAAAGAGTTTTAAAAGAGAGTATGAAAAAAAGTCTGTAAATTGAGATCTTCTATGATAAGTTAATGAGAAAGGTAGGTGGATGTCGTGACCACCTA